AACGTCAGCGTTGTTGACACAGGTTCTGGTACAGTTACAGTTACAGTTGACGGTTCAACAGCATTGACAGTTACAAGTTCTGGCGTTGTTATTGCTGGTAACATGACAGTTAATGGTACAACAACAACTGTTAACTCAAACACAGTTTCTATCGCAGATAATATTGTTACATTGAACAGTGACGCAACCGGGGCACCAAGCCAAAACGCTGGTATTGAAGTTGAACGCGGTGATGAAGCCAATACACAAATTCGTTGGAACGAAGGTTCTGACAAGTGGACATTCACTAACGACGGCGCAGTTTACCACCCAATGGCAGTAAACACAGATGACCTAACAGAAGGTTCTACAAACCAGTATCACACAACAGCTCGCGCTCGCGGCGCAATTAGCGCAAGCAGTAGTTCTGGAGTTAGCTATAACAGCTCTACTGGTGTAATCAGCTTAGGTTCTATTCCAAACAGTTCATTAGCCAACAACAGCATTACAATCAATGGTACAGCAGTTGCACTAGGTGGTACACGTACACTTGATACAGATGCAGTAAGCGAAGGTTCTACAAACGTATACTTTACAAATGCAAGAGCCCGCGGTGCAGTAAGTGCAGGTACAGGTATTAGCTATAACAGCACAACTGGTGTTATTACTAACACAATTACTCAGTACACAGATGCTCTAGCTCGTAGTGCAGTAAGTGTAAGCGGCGACCTAAGCTACAACAGCACAACTGGTGTTATCAGCTTTACACAGAACAAGGCTTGGAGTGCTTTAACAGGTACACCAACAACACTTGCTGGTTATGGTATTGGTAATGCTTATACAAAGACTGAAGTTGACAGTGCTATTACAGCCGCAGTAGCTGGTAAAGACAACACAGACGAGATCACTGAAGGTTCAACAAACTTGTTCTTCACTAACGCTCGTGCTCGTGGTGCAGTAAGTGCAGGCGGTAGCTTATCATACAACAGTTCAACTGGCGTATTCAGCTACACAACACCAAGCACAAGTGGTATTACTGAAGGTACAAACCTGTACTACACAGATGCTCGTGCAAGAGCCGCAGTAAGTTTCACAGCAGGTAGCGGTGCTTATAACAGTTCTACTGGCGTAATCACAATTCCAACTAACACTAATCAATTGACTAACGGCGCAAATTTTGCAACAACAAGTTATGTTGACAGTGCAGTAGCAGGTAAAGACAACACAGACGAAATCACTGAAGGTACAACTAACAAGTACTACACAGATGCTCGTGCAAGAGCCGCAGTAAGTGCAAGTGGTAGCTTATCATACAACAGCACAACTGGTGTATTCAGCTACACAACACCAAGCACAAGTGGTATTACTGAAGGTACAAACTTGTACTACACAGATGCTCGTGCTCGTGCATCTAACAGCGTTACAACTGGTGCAGCCGCTTACAACAGTTCAACTGGTGTAATTACAATTCCAGGTACAACAGCTCACATCACAGAAAGTGGCAACTTGTTCTACACAGACGCTCGTGCAAGAGCCGCAATCAGTGGAAGTACTGGTATTAGCTACAACAGCACAACTGGTGCTATTAGCTCTACTATTACACAATACACAGATGCTAACGCTCGCGGTGCTCTAAGCTTCACAGCAGGTAGTGGTGGTTATAACAGCTCAACTGGTGTTATCACTATTCCTACAAACACTAACCAATTGACTAACGGTGCTGGTTTCATTACTGGTTACACTGAAACAAGTACATTGGATAACGTAGTTGCTCGTGGTTCTAGCACAAGTCGTGCAATGAGTACAGGTGCTTTAACAGTTAGCGGTGCAATTACAGCAACTGGTGAAATTACAGCTTATTTCTCCGACGCAAACTTGAAGAAGGATATTGTAGAAATTACAAATCCTATCGAAAAGGTAATGAGTTTACGTGGTGTAACTTTCCGTCCAAACGAAACAGCGTTGGCATTAGGTATTACTGACAAAGAAGAAGTTGGTGTTATTGCTCAAGAAGTTGAAGCAGTATTGCCACAGTTAGTAACACCGTCTGCATTTGCAGGTTACAAAACTGTTAAGTATGACAAGTTAACAGCGTTATTGCTCGAAGCAGTAAAAGCTCAACAATTACAGATTGACGCTTTACGAGCAGAAATTGCAAAGTTGGGTGGTTCGGCTACAACAGAACTTTAAGATCTGGTAACTAGAAAAGGAGACTAAATTATGGCAATCCTTCCAGCAACTGGATCAGCAAAAAGTTTTGGACGAGTACGAAGAGGCTACAGTAACGTAGCCCCTGCGGCAGGTCAAAATATTAGCTTACGCGGTACACTTGGTGCTTACCTAGGTATTTCGTCAGGTTCTATCAGCCTTAGCCAAACTTTCGGTGGTCGTACTACACCGCACAACGATCAATAATTTATTGTTCAATGAGAAAAGGGTCGCAAGACCCTTTTCTTTTGGTTAAATTTTCTGCTAACGGTTTGATACATACGTATAACAAGGAGTGTTTCACATGCCACTTACACAAAACGAAATTTTAAATAATACCCGAGGGGTGTTAAAACAAGTTCCCTTTCGCACAGACTTTGAAAGAGAAAACTTTTTATATGGATCGCACACTGGCCCTAGACTATTAGTAGCATTGTGCCAAGACATTGAATTCTTAAACGGTGAATATAATCGAGTAGCAAACGATTGGGAGAAAGAATCAATCCTACAAGAAATGAACATTATCAATGCTAAAATTATTGAGCTACAACAATCTGTTGGTCCTGACGTTAAAAAAGCAATCGAAGACACTGAACCGCAGTTTTGGGTAGAAGAACTAGCAAGAACGGCAGCAATCGAAGCACTATGTCAAAAAGTTTCAACAGAGAACATGTCACAAATGCTAAAGCTGCCAGCTGAGCTATACGAAGAAACAATTACCAAGTGTCAAACCTTCCTGAACATTATTAATAAAACAACAAGATTGGCCGAACGCAAAGCAAACACTGCAAGCGTACCTACTGACGAAAGCGAATAATGTTTGGTAAGTCTTCCAAGACTATTTTAAACATACCACCTGCTCTCAGTGAGCAGGTCGTAGTATGCGTACCTACAAACGGCATGGTACATGCATTGTTTACATACTGTTTGCTAAATGCAATTAGATACACTGAAGCACGTGGCATTCCTGTTGTGTTAGAAATGGATGCTGGTACTGTTCTAAGCAATCAACGACAAGTACTGTCTGATTCTGCAATTGACGATCATTACGCTGATCACATTATGTGGTTTGACAGCGATATGACGTTTCCGGAAGATGTGATTATCAGACTACTGGAACACAAAAAAGAAGCAGTGTGTGCCACATACTCTAAGCGAGTAGAACCATTTCACGCTACTGCATTTTACAACATAGATCCTGTGGAGCCAGTGGACACAGAACAACACGGTGTTGTTCCTATCAAGTATGCTGGTATGGGTTGTATGTTAATCAAATCCAGTGTAATAGATAGTATGCCAAGTCCTCACTATCCATTAAAGTGGCATGCACCAAGTTCAACATGGCACGGCGAAGATATGGGATTCTGTGATTTATTACACGACAACAATATTCAGTTGTATTGTGATTTAGATCTTAGTCGGGAGATTGGCCATTTAGGGCAACAAGAATTTCGATTGAATCAGGCAAGCTAACAAAAAAGCCGCACCATCGATTTAATTTTTTAAGATTCACACCAGCTGATATCTGGTACTCTGGAAATTCATCAGTTGACAGTATACTTCTCATTAGTGCTCCGTCGATGACAGTGCTTTTAACTAAATCAGTTTTTAAGGTGTTGTCTTTGATAGCACTAACAAGAAGCGGATGATTCCACATTTCTTCATGTATAAGTCTGCGTAGTTCTAGATACCAGCGTTCTGTGTAGCACACAGATTCTTTATAAAGTTTATTGAGAAGAGGATTGTTTAACCAAGGGGACCAACATGAATTATAATCTAATTGCTTGTGTGGCCCAATGTAGGGAGTTGATACTTTTGGTAGGCTCTTAATTACTCTTAACATCATTTAGTAAGCCTTCTAACGCCTCTTTAAATCCGCGACTGTTAAACATCTTGGCAGTGTTTCTATGCAAAGGTTGTGGCCAATTCCACATGTCTACCCAACAATACCCTGCGCTTTCTGAATCAATCTGTGGCACAAATTCATCTTCGCACAATATCAAATAGCTAACGTGCCTAAATCTTTTGTCTCTAGTAGTAAAAGTATACACATGACTCATAGCAATAGTATTAGGTACTCCTGGGTAACCAAGCTCCTCGCACAGTTCTCTTTTAAGTCCTTCGAGGTCGCCTTCATCTATATTTAACTTACCGCCCCAAATTCCCCAGCACATACTGTGAGTTTCTGCAGGGCTACGAAGTTGCATCATAGCTCTGCCGGTTTTTTTACTAACGATAAGTGCGCCTACTGCTCTCATATCTACTAGTTAGTTAACAATGCGCCAGTATCCTTGCTCGAATAAACCTTCTACTGCCAACACCCAGTCTGTGCCTGTAAAGTACAATTTCTTCATGGTGTTTGCATTGGTAGTATATGCACTTGCAAGAACAGCACTGGCATCAAAACTAACAATCCAGTCACTGCCGTTGTATTCGATAATGTCATTTGCATCAGCAGAAACATTACCCCATAGACCATTTTGTATAACTGAATCTGTTAACAAGTAACGTTGACCAGTAGCAGGCACCGGAATGTTACCATTACCAGGATAACCCTTGGTAGGATCTACAACACCATTGATCATTGAAACAGTATCGTTTGGTAATGTTGATGTGTCAAGCGAATAGCTTAGTACATTTGGATTTCCTATAACTTCTGATACTTTTAAAATAACTTCTGTGGGTTCTTCGATGTCACCTAACTTTAATCTGATTTCTGTTATGCCATTGTTAAGACCACCATAGTTTTGAAAATGCTCTTTCCAACTTAATTGTTCAGCAGACGAGCTGTTTGGGTCAACAGGACTACCAGCCCTTGACAACAACTGAACATAGTCTTCTGTTACTTTGATATGACGATCTTCAAATGTGATCCATTGACGTCCTTGGAAACTGCCATTGATAACAATATCGTCGATAACACCGTTGTAACTGTTGTTGGCGCCAATCTGATTTAAAATGCTATGAATCAATACTTGTCGCTTGACTTTTGCAGGCGGTGTTAAAAATATAGGTAATTGAAAGATTAAACTTGCAACGTCAATGATATCATCCGTTCCTTGCGGAATACTGCGAGCAGTCCATGTAATATTGATAAGTTCTACAACTGCCAAAATTGTCCAGTCGTATGGGTTCTGACTGCATTGTAAGTTAACACTAGGATTGAACAGTAACAAAATTTGTTCAAGTAACTGTAGTTTTTGTTCTGTGTTACTTGTCCAAATGTCTACGTTAATAGTCAAGTCATACGGAATTGGTGCATGGCGATCGAGGCTGTATGTTTCGCCTACAGCGTCTTGGTATGTTGCGGCTTCTTCATCGTATGCCTTTTCGTATATCTGTACACTGTCTTGGAACGTTGGACTGATTCTGCGTTCTGCGTTAGGTAAAAGTTCAGCAATATAGCAACTGATAGCTGGTACACTTAATAAAGTGTTTTCACTGTTCTTGCGAAGAATGTGTTGACTCATTCTAGTAGTATCGCCGTAACGAACAGGAACCTGGTGGTAATAATCATTCCCGGCAGCGTCCTTGCCCATTTGCACAGAAAAGCCACCAAACAGTCGCATGAACTGTAACAGCCAGCGTCTTATTTGTTGATCGTAAAAGTAATTTTGTGACATTAATTATCTGCCTTTGGTTTTG